TTATGAATCTGGTCAAGGTGCTTCAGGTTCAGAAAACAATAATACTGGTATAGGTAAGCAATCTTTATTCGCAGTAACTACTGCTGAGTCTAATGTGGCAGTAGGAACAAATACCTTAGATGAACTTACTACTGGTGGATATAATACTGCGATTGGAGCAAATGCCTTACACGCTTTAGATGGTGGTGAAACAGAAAATGTAGCAATTGGTTATAATGCTGGTTCTAATGCCGATGGAGCGACAAATAACATATGTATTGGTAGTAATGCACTATTATCAACTGGAAATGGAACAAACCAAATAGTAATTGGTAAAGATACAACTGGTGTAGCAAATAACTCAGTAACTCTAGGTAATGCAAGTGTAACTGATGTTTATATGGCTCAAGACCAAAGAGCTAAGATGCATTCAGGTCAGATAGAAACTATTATGGATAGTAGCACTAATGCAAATATCGCAGTTATAAGAAGTGAAAATACTAGTAATTATTCTTCTAGTGTTCTTCACGTTACTGGAGATAGAACAACTACAAATAATACTTATAACTTAGCAAACTTTACGAATGCTGGAACTTCTAAATGTATAATAACAGATGGGGGAGACTTAAAAAATACTAATAATTCTTATGGTGCTATATCTGATGAAAAACTAAAACAAGATATTGAAGATGCAAGTTCACAATGGGATGATATTAAAGCAGTAAGATTTAGAAAGTTTAAGTTTAAAGATAATGTTGAAGATGGATTTAAGCTTGGTGTTGTTGCTCAAGAATTAGAAAAGGTATCACCTAGTCTTATTTCAGAATCTATTGATAGAGATGCAGATGGTAAAGACTTAGGAACTACTACAAAGTCTGTAAAGTATTCAATACTACAAATGAAAGGTATAGTGGCTTTGCAAGAAGCTTTAAATAGAATAGAGACTCTTGAAGCAAAAGTAAAAGAATTAGAAAGTAAATAACAAATAAGGAGTCAATAATGGCAAAAAAAGAAAAGAAGCCAGTCTTGAACTTAGATGATAAAGAATATATCATTGAGGATATGACTGACGAGCAAAAGATGATGGTAAATCATATAAACGATATTCAGAACAAACAGAATAGCAATCAGTTTATAGCTGACCAACTAGCTGTTGGAAAAGAAGCGTTTATTAATATGCTTAGAAAATCATTAAACTCTGAGGAAGAAGCAGAGTAATGATTGTAAGGAGATGCGCTCAAGGTCACGATATAGTTATTCATAAGAACACTAGCCCTAATATGGTTAAGAAAGTTCAAATGGCAGATGAATCCTTAGTAACTATTACCTATCCTAATTCTAAAGATTATTTTGTTTTAGTAGATGGTGTAATTGAAAAAAGAACTGACTCATTCCAAACTGCTGAAGAGTTTTATTTGGATAAGTGCGGTGAAAAACATAATCAAACTAATGGGCGCATTGACTTGGTAAAACATAAATTAATTAATAATCAAGTGGTAAATAGATGAGCAATAAAATAATAAAAAAGAAAAGCGGAGATTTTGAAGTTGTATATGAAGATAGCAATACAAGTTATAATATTAAGTTTACTTATATCTATGTTGGGTAGTTGTTCAAATGGTTGGTCAGTAGGTAGTCTTTCTGAAGATTCAACTATGTATTCTTATATAGAAATTGTTGATAGAGATTCTACAAGTCATTTTTATGCAGATAAAATTAATATTAATTCAGACAACTGGTGTTTTACTCATAGCAGATGGGAACTAATAAGGAAAAAATGAGTGAAGAAGTTAAAACAGCTAGAAGCTATCGAGGTGCTGTCGTGGATGATAACGCTATTGTCAGTATCAATATCCGCTGGCTTGGACAAATTCTTGTTCTTGTTGGCACTCTCGTGTATGGCTACTATAGGATTGAGACTAGATTGGGAACACTTGAAACTGAATTGGCTAATGCGAATGAACGCATTGGGGATTTACTTAATAAACACATCTTGGAAGAAAGGGCTGAAAGGGAAGAGTTATCAAAAAAGATAACTTTTTATGAAAAAGAATTTAACATAAACCCATTGAGTTGGGGTAAAAAGCGGAGAAAGTAATGGATATGATGGCAATATATGGCGAAGCGGGTATGATAGGAATTTGCGGAGCATTACTTGTTTATTTAGTTATGAGTTTATCTAAAAAATCAGAAGCACAACAAGTATCATTAAAAGATTTAGAGGTAGAAAACAAAGGGCAATCTGAAAGTATTAATAATATGGAAGGAATGATAATAAAACTTATATCAAGATGGAATGAATCTGATGCTGTAAGAGATAGAAGGTATGAACAAACTATGGAAGCAATAAGCGATTTAGAAAAACAACTATCTAGGATGGACGGTATTATGTCTAGAATGAACGGAAACGGAAGAAGTTAATGGATAATCAAGAGTACAGAACAATCTACGCAAGACACGATGAAAAATTAAAAAATATTTATTCTACTTTAAATAGAATGGAAAAACAATTAAAAGATTTAAACGGTTCTGTAGGTAGGCACGAAATAAATATAGCAAAAATGCAAGTTTGGGGAGGGGTTGCTTTAATAACTTTTCCTGTAATAGTAAACACAATAATGAGGTTAATGTAATGTTAAAGAAAATGATAGCAGATGAATTATTAGGAGATTCAACGAAAGATGAATTAATTGATGAAATTAATAGAAATGTTGATATACCAATTATATCTGAAAAAACAGAAAAAGCTATATTGGAAGCTTTATGGAAAGTAATTAAAAAAGTATTGTTAAGTAAACTGGGTATATAGTGACTAAAGACCCTAGATTAAAACGATTTGGATTAAAAGGATACAATAAACCTAAAAGAACTCCTAAACATAAAAAGAATAGTCATATGGTTTTAGCTAAAGAAGGTACTAAAACAAAGTTAATTAGATTTGGTCAACAAGGTGCAAATACTGCTGGTAAACCTAAAAAATCTGAATCAAAAGCTATGAAAGCTAAACGCAAATCATTTAAAGCTAGACACGCAAAAAATATTGCAAGGGGTAAAATGTCAGGTGCGTATTGGGCAGATAAGGTTAAATGGTAATGGCTACTTCTGAAAAAACTAAACCTAAACTATGGCAAAGAATTGTTTCATCTGTAAAGAGAGGAAATAAAGGTGGTCGGAAAAATGAATGGTCTGCTCGTAAAAGTCAATTAGCTGTTCAGAGATATAAGAAAGCTGGTGGTGGGTATAAAGGCAAAAAATCTAGTAAGAATTCTTTATCTAAGTGGACAAAACAAGATTGGGGATATATCACAAAAAGTGATGCTGATAAACCAAGAAAGAAAAAAGGTCGGTATCTACCTAAAAAAGTTAGGGAGAGTTTAACACCTAGTCAAAAAGCTTATGAAAATCGTAAGAAAAGACAAGCTACTGCAAAAGGCAAGCAGAGTGCTAAATATAGTAAAAAAACATCTAAAAAAGTTAGGAGAACAAGATAATGCCAAAAGGTAAAGGATACGGAATTACTAAGAAAAAACCAATGAAGAAAAGAAGAATAGTAAAAGTTAGAAAAGTTAATAAAAAATGATTTACCAATTACAAATGCTAGCCCTTATTAAAGAAACATTAGAAGATATGGGTTTTAAATATTATTCTCACGACGCTATGATGTTAGTTTATAATACAGGGCTAGTTGAATCTAAATATAAATATTTAATGCAGAAAGGTGGGTCTAATATTGCTAGAGGTTTTTTTCAATGTGAGCCGTGGGTTGCTGTTTCCGTTTGTAAAGATTACTTACAATATAGGGATTCTTTAATGAAAAAAGTTGCTGAAATTTGTTATTTAGATTGGAAATATTTTATAAATCCAACAGAATCAGATTGGAAAAAAATATTAACAACAAATATTACTGCACAGATAGTTTTTTGCAGATTGCATTACTGGAGAGTTCCTAAAAAACTACCTAAAACAATAGATGAACAAGCACGATATTGGAAAAAATGGTATAATACAACGAAAGGTGCTGGAACTATAAAGCATTTTAAGGAAATTGTAAATGATTCAACAAGATAGCATAACAAAATTTTTTAAAAATGAGAATAATGTTTTGATGGGTTGTCCTCAATGTTTATCTCCTAATTTAATGAAAGCTGGTATTCAAGCTTTTTCAAAAAAAGAAAGTAAACAGAAATATAAATGCAAAGAATGTGGAGTTGTATCACATACATTGAGACAGTTAAAAGATGAAAGTTCTTTTGAAGTTCCAGAAATTAAACCTGAATCTGAAATGTCTGTTGATGATATTATTAAGTACAGAGTTAAAAAGTTTAAGATTAAAAACAATGTTCAAGAATATTATAATTTAACTCACGTTAATATAAAAATTGATGGAGTAATAGGAATATGTCATTTTGGAGACCCTCACGTAGATGATGATGGAACTGATTTAGGTGAATTGTTTGGGATATGCGATGTAATTAAAAATACAGAAGGAATGTTTGCTGGGAATTTAGGGGATGTCCAAAATAACTGGGTAGGCAGATTAGCTGCTCTTTATAGCCAACAAAGTACAACTGCAAAAGAATCTTGGAAACTTACAGAGTATTTTTTAAATAAATTACCTTGGTTATATTTAGTAGGTGGAAATCACGATGTTTGGTCAGGTGATGGTGACCCTATAGAATTTATTATGAGAAATAACACTAGAACTACTTATGCAAATCACGGAGTTAGACTTAATTTAAATTTTCCTAATAAATCAACCGTAAGAGTAAATGCTAGACATACTTTTAAAGGTAATTCGATGTGGAACTCAGCTCACGGAGTTAGTAAAGCTATTCAAATGGGATGGAGAGACCACATAGTAACAGCTGGACATACTCACGTTTCCGGTTATCAAGTTTTAAAAGACCCAGCATCAGGGTTAATTTCTCACGCCTTACAAGTTGCATCTTTTAAAAGAATGGATGAATATGCAAATAGATTAGGATTAGATGATAAGAATATTTTTAATTGTCCAGTTACAATAATAGACCCTAAATATTCAGATGATGATAACAGAAAAATAACAACAATATTTAACCCTTATGAAGCTTCAGAATATTTAAAATGGAAAAGGTCACAGAAATAAGCACTAAAGAAAAAGATGTTAATGCATTTGAAGTCATTACAAGATGTAAAGATTTTGCTAATCAGATAGATATATCTAATATTATATTAGACAATATATGTATAGATGAAAAAGAAATGTTAATTAAATTGATAGAATCTTTAAGGGATTTAGAACTAGAAATTATAGAAATATACCCAAATTTTACAATAGAAGGTGAAGCGTAATGAGCACATATCAAGAGAGTTACTGTAATATAACAACAGATTTATTGTTTATTGAGCCATATTTAGGTTCATATGACCATAAAAAAGTTTTATCTAATAATTGGATAGCTTCAGGAACTAACCATTTATTTTATTTATATAATACTGGAGATTGCAGTAATCAATTATATAAAGATGGTAAGGAATTAACTGTTGTAACTGATGAACCTAACGCAAATGATGAATACAGATATAATGCTAGTACAGATTTATTAGAATATTATTATCATGGAACAAGTGCTAGCGTTTTAAATAGAAGCGTTTTTGAAGCATCTAGAGATTGGTCGGATTTAAAAACAGAAGCAGTTAAACGTGCTAGTGATTTTATTCGTTCTTATCTTCCGTTTCCTATCTACCCTAATAAAGGCGTAGGAACTCAAGATGCAGTTGGTAATGATTATCCTGAAATAATTGTAAGAAGTACCGCAGTAATGGCAGTTGAATCTCTAATAAGACCTTATGATGTTGAAAAAGCTGATACAATAAAATCTCAAGCTACAAATGAAACCGGCACTGGTTGGCTTGATATGCTTAGAACTGGGCAAATACATTTATATTCAAGTGAAGATGAATCTAAATACAAAGGGATTTTAAGAGTTGTTTCAGTTGATGCAAATACAACTGGTTCAATTGTTGACGTAAGAGGTAGGTCATCATATCCTTGGGATATTATAAAGATTAAAATTAGTAATGGTGGAACTATAACTGCTGGGACTTCTAATACTACGGTTAAATTTGATTCTTTAGTAGGAAATGAAAACGGTTTAAAACTACAACCAATGGCTACTGATGAAATTATTGATTGTTATTGGCAATTAATAGGACATAATATGTATATCAGATTTTCTCCTGGTGTTTATGCAACTAATGATGAATGGGAATTAGAAGTAAGTGGTGAATTGGATAAAATGTTTACACCAATTAAAACCGTAGCTCAATCGAGAAGATAATGCCTATAGAATTTGAAAATATAATCCACGATAGAGTTTTAATTTCTTTAGACAATATAATTTCTGATGAATTTAACATTCCAATATTTTATTCTTCGCAAGAAGGGCGTGGCAACAGTTTTTTTATAATCACTATAGAAAACGATAGTTTGCTTGAAAGAGGGGCAAATTTCGAAGCGAGAGAGTACACCCTGAATATTATTTATAATCTAAAAATTGTAGGGACTAATAACACAAACACTTTTAAGCAAATTAGTAATATTGCTGAAAGATGTAAAAAATTAATATCAAATAATTCTTCATATTCATTAGAGAATACTTACAAATGGCACGATGCACAAGTAAATTCTATACAATATAATGAAAACGAAGATAACGAAGATTTATCAACTGCAATTATTGAATTTAATTGCGTATCAACTGAGGTTTGTTAAATGAAATATAAAATGTCAAATAAGATTAAAAGTTTTTCAGCTTTAAATGATTATCAAGGATTAGGGGAAAATAATGCTAAGTTGCTTGAATCAGGAAAAGCTATTGAATTAAAAAAACCGCCTAAACATTTAGTCGAAGGAGGCTATATAGTAATGGCGAAAACTAAGGAGAGTAAATAATGGCCGGATTAGATAAAACCGTATATAGCGGTAATCAATTTGAGGCTTATGTGTCTATTCAATCAGACGCTTTAGGCACAAATGATGTTAGTGGAACACTATATAAATTAAGATTAACAGAAGTCAATGATATTGATTTTTCTGCTGGTTTTCAAACTGCTGATGTCCAAAGAACTGGGCAAAGAGTTATGCGACCTACAGACCATATAAAAATTAATAAAGGTGGAACTTATACTTGGTCTTTTGATAATCTTGTAATTGAAAATGAAGCAGTATTGCAAGCTTTGTTGCAACTTGCAACTGAAGATTCTTCACCTGAAGGAACTGCAGTATTAACTGGGAATCAATCTACTGTAGTTTATGAAGAAGGGGCATCAACTGGAGAGTATGCGTGTGTTGTTATTTCTTCTCCTGATGCAGATAAAGATAGATTAATGTTTAGTTCTATATTACAAGAGCTGACATTATCAATGTCCCCTGATACAAATGGAGGAAGATTAACTGCAAGTGGAACTTTCTTTAGTGGTTATCAACCGGTAATAGGTGCTGAAGCTACTTCACCTGATGCAACTGCAGTTAATTATACTAAAGGGTTTTTTGATTGCACAACAATGAGTATAGGTGGAGATGATGTTGTTTTAAATAGTTTTAGCGTTACAATATCTAACCCAGCTCAAAGAGTTGGATATAGTACAGTGAATAGCATTACACACGAACCTTCTGCTTATCAAAGAGGCGGACAAATTACTGTAACTGGAACAGTAAGTGCTAAATTAGATGATAATGTAACTGATACTATTGTTGATTTTCGCACTGGTAATAATGTTAATATTAGCATTGGGGATGGTTCAAGTATTGATTTTGATATTCCTACTGCAAAATATACTGGATATACTCATAGCAATACCGAATCAGGTGTTTTTATTGAATTACCTTTTATGGCTACTGCTGATGGTTCAGACGCATTAATTACAATTACAGCAACTTAACCTAAAGGGAGGTCAATATGTTCGTAAACACTGAATATGGTGAATTTGAATGCAAAGACATAACAAGGCAAGAAAGAAGAAACTTATATAAAGAGGTGAAAGAAGTTTATGCAAGTAATGATATAGAAAAATTGCATAATCTAGGAGATAAATTTGCTATAATAGCTTTTGGAGATGAAGAAAAAGCTGATGAAGCACTAAAAGGTTTATCTGCTATAGAAGAAGATGTTGTGCTTTCTACAATCATAACTTCTTATATGGGTTTAGCTTTAAAAAAGCATACTGGCGATTGAGAATAGCGGTTTGGTTTTCTCAGATGGGTTTACCAAGCGTTCCTTTTGACCTCCCATACCAAGCTCGGTCGCCAGTTTTATCTAAAGTTGTTGATTATAAAACAGAAGAAGATATTTTGGAAGAAGTGAAAAGAATAATTAACGAAAAACAAACTAATAAATTTGGATTAGGTCAAAGTTTATATTACCAAATGCCTTTATTTTGTAATCCAGCGTTAGTTATTCCTGATTGGTGTTGGAATATGATTAATGATTATTATTGTGCTGAAAGATATAATATCCCTATTGCTAACGATTTGTATTCTGCAAGTGCTTGGTTAATTGATTGTTTCGACATTATTAAACAAGAATTATATAATATTGAAAAACATATTGAGATAAAAAATGGCAGATAAAAATTTAAATATTAAGTTAGGCGTTAAGGGTGATAAAACCGCTCAAAACGCTTTAAAGAAAACTCAAACAAGTGTAACAAGTTTAGGAGCATCTGCTTTAAAAGCTGGGGCAGTTTTCTTTGGAGCAAGGTCTATTATTTCAGGGATAAGTAGTGTTATTCAACTAGCTGGGGAACAAGAGAAAGCTGAAAAGAAGCTTGAAGTTGCTTTAGGTAAACGTTCTCAAGCTTTGTTAGACCAAGCGAGTGCATTACAACAAGTGACTACATTTGGAGATGAAGCTATACTTGGTGTTCAAGCTAGTTTAGCTGCTTTTTTAGATTCCGAAGAACAAATAAAAGAAGCTACTACCGCTACTTTAGATTTATCTGTTGCGATGGGAATGGATTTAAAAAGTGCTGGAGATTTAGTTGCTAAAACTTTAGGCTCGTCTACTAACGCTATGTCTAGATATGGAATTGAAGTTAATGGTGCAGTTGGCTCTTCTGAAAGACTAGAATCTTTAACTAGAAATGTTGCTAATTTATTTGGAGGTCAAGCAAAAGCACAAGCTGAAACAATGGCTGGAGCAATAGAACAAATGGGGAATGCGGTTGGAGACGCTGGGGAAGCTATAGGAGAATTACTAGCACCAGTGGTTATTTCAGTCGCCAAAGCATTTAAAACTGCTTCAGAAGTTGTAGGTAGTTTTTTTCAAAGATTGTCGCCACCTGATTATGACGACATAATTAATAATTTAAAATCTGTAAATGCTGAAGTTAGTTTGATTGCAGACATTCAGAAATTAAAACTTACTTCTGAATTAATTGAAGTTAATAATGAACTAAGAGCTTTAGGTAAAGAAAACACAACGATAGCTGAAGTAGGGGAAAAAACAACACAAGTAACTGAAGATTTAACTTTTCAAATGAAAGCTCAAGCTGAAATGATGGCTATAGGTAATTTAAAAACCGCTGGGTTTAAACAAACGCTGATTGATAGGCTTCAAACAGAAGCAAAAGAGTTAACTCAAATAGGTGAATTAATTACTAGGAGAGAAAAATTAAACGAGTTAATAAGTTCTATAGGCGCTACAGAAAAAGAAGTTGTTGAAACTAAAAAGAAAAATAATGAAATAGATAAAGAAAATATTGAACATGCAACTGGCAATTTAGAATTAAAACAACAAGAACTAGCTTTTATGCCTGAGTTTACAGAAGGTTTTAAAGAATTAGTAGAATCTAAACAAGCACAAATAGAACAACAAGAATTAGAAATAAGAAATAATAATCTTTTAATATCTATGTATCCTGATTTAGCAAAAAAATTAGGTTTAGTTACAGATAAAACAGATTTAGCAACCAAAGCTTGGAAAACTTTTAAACAAAATGTAGATGTTGCGACTGCATCAAGTATTCAAGCTGGGGCATCTATAACAAGCACTTCTGATGCTTTATATGCTTCAGGAGAAGCGGCGAAATCAGTGGCTATTGATTCAGTAACTTCTAGCATTATGATTTCAGTTGCTGAGTGGATGAAAAATTTTATGGCAAAAACTCCTTTGCATCCAATAATAGCCGGACCATTAGCTTTAGCTGGTGGAGCTGCTTTTGGTTCATTAATGGGGAGTGCAATTCAGAGAATGAAGTTTGAAGATGGTGGAATAGTTCCCGGAACGGATACTGGGCAAGGAGATACAGTTCCAGCTATGTTAACACCGGGAGAAATAATTTTAAACAAAGCTCAACAACAAAATTTAACTAATGGAATGGGCGTAACGGTTAATATTAGCGGTAATGTGTTAGGAACTGAAGAATTTGTAAGAGATGTCCTTATCCCTGAAATACAAAACGGAATAAAACTAGCGTGAGTTTAACTGTACCAGAATCATTTAAAAAACCTAATATTATAGAAAATTGGGTAGTCCTTTTAGGTCACGGTAAAGGAATTACAGATTCAGGAGCAACAACTACGGAAGTTGTAAACACTACCGAGACAGAAATAGATGTATCAGATGGAAGTAAATTCGCTAGTGGTGATATTATACTTATAGATAATGAAAGAATAAAAGTTGTGTCTGTTAGCTCTAATACATTAACAGTTATTAGAGCTCTTAATAGAGATGGTATTTATACTAATTCAGGACAAACAATTTATCACGATAATTTTAAATGTATATCTTTTGCAGATACAAAATTTGAAGGTGAGTTTAGTGATGGTGTAATTAGTTCAGAGCCAAGTATTAGAGAATCAATTAATATAGAAAACTCCACAGCAAAAACTGGAAATGTCTCTATCTCTATACCTAACTTTAATTATCAAGGGAGTTCATTTAGCAAAGAATTATTTGGAGGAACTAGAACTTATATTAATAGAAAGTGTTTAATATATATAGTTCCTAAGGGTGTTACATTAAAAGTTGATAGTTTACTAATTTATAATGGCAAACTTCAAAACATTAGCCACGACAATGATTCTATAAAACTTTCTATTGTATCTAAGAGTCCTATAGATGGCGTGGAAATTCCACAAGTAAAGACAAGTAAGGATAATTATTTTCCTATCGCCTATGGAGATTATACACCAAGTACTGCTAGTTTAAATTTTGGTTCAGGTTCAGATGCAGATGATTACAGAAAAAGAAAAACCCTTTATCCTATTCCAATAGAAGAAAGAAGAAGAGACACTATTTTTTCATTAACTGGTATAAGAAGTACAAGTGCAAATGCTTTTCCTAACTACTATGAAAAATCAACAGATACATTTCATCCTCTAGCTAATGATAGTTCAAATCCAGCATTAGTTGATTCAGATAATGAAACTTATGGGGATGGTTATGCAGTAAGGTTTCATCAAAATCTATTAAAAAATGGTTTATTTAAAGTTGTAGAATTTACAAGTAAGACTCAAGGAACAAA